GGTTCCTCTAGACCTCTGAGTTGCACATGTTCTAGCATCTTATACGCGCACTGGGTAAGTAACGCTTATAGCGGCCGTGCATGTCAACTTTCATCTTAGGGCCATGGCATCGCTGAAAGGTATGGTGTATGGGCAGATTACGGGCCACGGTGACTTCCCTGTCAGTGAGTATCCGCTTGCTCTAACGTTCCGTACGACGCCAGCAAGCTTCTCCCACTCTACTTTGGTAAGCATGGCCTGCAATATATTGAGTGCCTCGACTGAAGTCCTGTCAGACCTTGAAACAAGAGCGCTAACCGACCTGAGGTCTGCTGGGTACCACCTATTTGAACGCTCTGTTATGAAGGACATTGGGGTCTCCTCAATGGTACCTCGCGGTTTAGTCGAAGCGCGTATCAGCATGCTCCGCAGTTGTCCGGGGGTGTAGTCGGTGGCTGCCAACATTGTAAAATCTATGTGGTTACGCATAAAATCATCTGTTGCATACGTGTGTTTGAGTCTTTCGCGGCTGTACTTTGCTTCCCCACCTGTACATCGCACTACTACGACTCCGTCTCCTGTTTCTGCAGAGGACACCGGACTACCTCCAAAACTCCACTTGTGTTCCAACAGGTGGGTCACCATACATCCAAGCTCTGGGACTTTCCTCTTCAGGCTCGTTTCTAGAGCTCTACCTAGCCCTTGCGTGCGGAACCTGCAATTTGCAGTCCATACCCCGCGGAGCAAAGTCTCTACGTACGATTTCTTGTCAAGGCGGTTATCTGTTACCCAGTTTCCGCTTACCGTAGATGCTATAGCTCTCGCAGGATAGCCACACGCCTCAGTGTCGGTGAAAGACACCCTCAGAAATTCACCGACACTGAACCCGACACTTTGTTTTGCTGCGTTAATCCTAAAGGGAGACTTATCTACCTGGATGACGTACTCCGAAATGTCTGGCTCTGGACCAAACACAATAACGTCATCCCCGCAGTGGTAGCTGTCTAGGTTTCTCATCTCCCCCCCAGCGGCATACAAGCAGTAGGCCCTGTTTAGGATGGTATTAACGAAGGTCGTTGCTCTATGCCCGCTCGGCAGAGTACCGACCATCCTCTGTTCCTTCACCACTCCGTCTCCATAGTAGTGTACGAACATATTGTCCCACGAGTCGAGGGCCCACTGCAACACTTTCTGTGGTGCCCCCTCACATGCGACTCTTATGACTTCCTTCATAGCCCACAACTCGTGTTGGCTATTAAAGTCGTCGAAGTCGAGCATGTAGCGCACCCCAGGTCGCTTCGCCAGTTCCGGGTACAGTGTGCTCTGCAGTCGCCTACCGGGATCGAGCATTGTCCTCCTGCTACGCCACACTGCCTCGACTGGCTGTAACAGGTAGTCAAATGTGTAGTAACTACGAGTGTCACAGCCGTATATAGCTCTTGTTTTGCCGTGCTCTTCTTTTTCGCTCAGGCCCGCATCAACCCTTGGCGAACCTAGAGCAACAAGATTCACATCAACTTGTTCAGCGAACTCCCTCCGTGTTGGTCGTGTAGGTAGCTCTACCCGTTCGCCTAACCACTTGTCTTCGGCATATCTGCTGTGCGCACCAGGCCTGGTATTCATCCAGCGGCGCGTCCAATAACTGTCGGCGGGCCCCCATACAGGACGTGTGCTGACTTCGTCCCTGACTACCTGGCGGATGCAACGTGCCAACATTGCGCGGTCGCAGACGGCAGCTTTTTGACTCAAGAACTTGCTAATGCTCACCCTGGGCCCTATGTCCTCACGCAGATCCAAGCCGCCTACCCCTCTTCCGGATAAAGTCCCTAGTTCGCACACGCAAACGCCCCACTTCTTAGCCTGTGCGCCTACAGACTTGGCAACAGTATTCAGCTCCTTCAGGAAAGCCTGGTTTTTGCCGAACACGCGCACCAGAGCGAAAACCGCCGGCCCCAATGTACTGAAGGCCCCACACATGTACAGGAGCCAGCCGCACGCCTCGTCGTTGTACATCCCATCCAGTATCAGTCGGTCCTTCGCTACTATCAAGGCGACTTCAGGGTAAGCTCGCCGTACATCAGCCCATAAATCGTCAAAACGCACGTTAATCTTGACGGTACGGGCACCGAACTTGTGAGGGAAAACGTCCGTGTCCCTGGATGCTCCCCGCCACCAACAACCCTCAGAGTTGGCGTCGAACACCCCTTTTCCCCTATCGACAGGGGGCGGCAGGCGATCTCCGCGACGTAGGAAACGTAAGTAACGTATAGTCAACGCCCTATACTTACTCACGGGAGCCTCCGGAACGGGCCTGCTACGTTTCCGCCCGTTCTGAGACACACTACTAGGATCGTATGACTCGCAACCGCTCCTAGCTTGACGGCATTGAGTGTACCACAATAAATCCTCCAAAGTGTAGTCTATACTACACTGTAGAGGTATAACAAACACTTCTAATGCAACTACGAGCCCTGCCCGGATCCCGCATGTTGCCACAGCCACATCTACACATATTAACCCCTCCCTGACTGATTTCACACCTCCGCCCAGTCTACTGCGGATGCTGCCCGGAAGGCAACTAATGACCATCTCCCGACTGGTCATCTTGCTTTCCGGGTGTCTTAACCGATGGCATCACCGGCTTAACCCCTGAGTCGGAAGGCTCAACAGATAGACGAGCGGGTGAGGGCTCCGGCAGGTCGGGGTCTAGTGTTTCTGTGGCTGTAGTCTTTACCCCCGGTTGGTCTGGGGAGTCGGGGAGGGCGTCTGAACGGGCAGGAACGGAAGCTCCCCTCAGTGAAATGACGCCCAGTGACTTGAGCGTCGAAAAATCCTCACCGTTCACCTTGAGCGCACGACGTATGTGCGGTGGTACATCCTTGTGAGTGCGCCCTTTACCTACTGGGGCGTCTTTTTTAATAAAAAACGAGGAAAGCCTTGACTCCACTGTCCCGTTGAGTAGCTCATCAGGAGTAGGGTCAAGACGGATATTGACGGAGTGCATCCGAAAAGTGGTTTCGGCCAACGACATGCCTTCGACGGGGCAAGGCATCGGGTTGTGAGGGGTTACCCAGCGCATGTTCGCGAGGTTCGCGTTCCCGTCGTCGACGAATGCGATCCCGGGGGGAGCGCGTCCTTCAGAGTCCGGTTCTAGCACGAACTGTGCAAGCCCGTTGTCAGGTGAATACGCGCTTGAGAGCAGATACGAGGCTCCCTCTTCGCGGAACGTGGTGGGGCCCCTGACTAGCCAGACGCTCGAGTGCGGAGGGATCCTGCCTTTGGAGTCCATGGCGTGGCCCGTATGCTGCACATCACGTGCGGCGAAGAGAGGGAGCGTCTTCACCTGACAAAGGCGTGCCGGCAACCAGTACCCTTCAATATCCATCGTGATCAGAGGTGCCGTTTCGACCCAAAAGAAAGGGACTATCAAGTCCGCGTCCATATGACGGTCTGCACCTGGATTACGTAGGTAATTGTAATACGCCCCTAGGTCACTTGATGCGTCGTGGTGCTGACCATACTGGTCGCAGATCAAGTCACGCCACTTGTTCATGACCGCCGTCACATCGGAGGTAAGCGTCCCGAAATCACAGATGCGTTGCGTCGGGACTTCCGTACGTTCGTATACGGACGTACGTGAGTTGACTAGGACGTCAGCAGGGTGGATCAGAGCAGCGGTCGATAAGTAAAGACCGCTGAACACCCGCAAAGTATCCTCTCCAGGGATCGACTCCTGGAGAGGAAAACCGATAAACTCGCGTCCCATGCCTGACACGATGCCGGTCGACCGGGGGTACCGGACCTTGCGGAAGAGTTGCCTAATCCAGCCTCCCTCGTCCGTGTGAGCATTGAGGGTCACGACTGACGTCATGCCTGCGAAGAACGCGGTGAAATGTGATCCGAAGCACAGGCACTCCTGCGCTGAGTTTAACACGTTTAGGGCGAGGCGCCAACTAAACTTGGCGAGCCCTCGTCCGGTTAGTACGTTGCCGGTGGTGCCCGGAACGTAGTCGGACAGCACCGTGACGTTGTCGACGCCCGCTTCCCCGAACAGCGCCAGCAACGTGACGAATTGGTTGGCGTTCTGAGCCAAGTTAGGTCCGATCGTCACGTCGCCGACGTCCGGCACCAACCAACCCGTGTTCAGC